ACCAGACCGATCCGTCGTAGACCCCGGTCCAGGTGTCCGTAGACGCGAAGGTCTTGTTCGCGCTCCCCGCCATCACGAGCGTCGCTCCGTCCACCAGGGTCGTGTTCCCGTCCCCGAAGATGATCGTGATCTCCTGACCGGCCACTCCGTTATCGAACGTGGTGATCGACGTCGCGCCCGTGTTGGCCGTCTTGAAGAGCCGCGACCCCACGACCGTCGGGGTCGTGTCCGTGTCCGTGAAGGTGACCGCGGCGCCCTCGACCGGGACCACTCCCGCGTAGTCCGGCCACTTGACCGCCCGCAGCGCCGACATGAGCGTCAGGTCGAACGCCATCCGAGCCGTGCCGCCAGCGTTCAGGAACGCCATGTACGCAGCGGTACCGTCCACGCGGATCCCGCAATTCGTCGTCAGGTCCGTGTGGTCCATCTGCTGGTTCGCCGCCAGAGTGTTCAGATTCCCGCAGACGGCGAAGGTCGTCCCGTTAGCCCCTGCCGCGAGGGTGGGGAACGAGAAGAGCTTCGCCCCCGTCGTCATCTTGGTGGCGTCGAAGAACGCCGTCTGGGAGCTGTAGTCGTTGGTGATCCCGAACCCGTTCGGCTGGTTCGGAATAGACCCACCGCCGACCAGGAAGGTCCCGGTGCCGACCCCTCCAGGGGAGGTGGTAGCGGGCCGCCACTCTAGGTTTCCCCAAAGTTGCTGAAGGCCGTCATGCGAGTCGCTGGGGCTGCCCGCTCCGACGAGGATCAGGACCCCGTTGTGGTCGTAGGGAACGACGGTGGCGGTCTGGTCGAATCCAGTCGTCCCGCCAGTAAACGTGCGATCCAGGGTCACCTGGGTGTCGCTGTCGACGGTCAGGATCTTCGCACCGATGAGACTCGTGTGGAAGATGGGAGTCGCTCCGAAGTAGATCCGGTCCCCGATCTTCGCTGCCAGGAATCCCGAGGAGGTCGTCGTCACGACCGCACTCGAGTTGGTCAGCTTGCACTGGGCCACCGTGAATGTAGCGACGTGCGCGAGCGCATCGTGGCGCACCGCGCTGGGAAGACTCGTCCAGAGGAGATCCGTGCCATCGGTCGAGAGGACCTGACCGCTCGTGCCATGAGGAAAACGGGCCCACTTCGGAGTGGAGTTCCCCACGATCAGGTCCCCTCGCACGACGGCTGCGGCGAGGGTGTCGCTATGAACGGTTCCGTCGAGGAGAGCGTTCGCGGTCAGCGCTTCCCAGGTCGGAGGAAGAACGGCCCCATTGCTCCGGAGGAACTGCCCTCCGAGACCTCCGTCGATCGGGAGGGGGAGCTTCCCGTTCCAGTCGGGCATGGTGATGATGCGTTCCGTGGAGCTGGGGAGGCCCGTCACGTCCCACACGACCCGCTTCGTGGGGTCCGCGTGGTCCGCGATACCGAGTCCGGAGATCCAGATCTTCCCGTCGTTTCGGAGCCAGATGAATCCCACGTTGGCCGGGAAGGCGCCCGCGACGAGGAAGGGCTCGAGGCCCGGACCCACCTGGACGAACCCGCCCAGGGTGGCGGCGTAGACTTTCGCCGCATCGAACCCCACCTGGGTTCCCGGCTTGTTGATGGGCTCGAAGTCCCCTGCGGTCTTGACCCAGACCCCGCCCGATCCCGAGTACGTCATGAGTCGAGGTGCCTCGGCTCCGTGGCCGTCACTTCCTTCTCCACCCAGGTCGTGACGGTAACGGTGCATTTGGTATAGAGCGTCCCTGCCGAGGCCGCCTTCGAGAAAGCCGGTGCCTCGGTGGAGCACTTGGGCCACGATCCCGGGGCCACGGTGCAGTGGACCCAGGACGTACCCGGAGGAAGCGACGGGAAGGGAATGAGTCCGAAGAAGCCGGGCATCAGGCGGGCCCCACTTCGCACTTCGTCCACTGGCTCACCAGTCCCGCGACGGGAATGAGCCGGACGGGGATCCGGAGCGAGGTCATCTGGCCCGTCTTCCGATCCGTCCCCTCGTAGGGCCAGTCGAGGACCATGCTCCAGGGATAGTAGTTCGGGTTCGCCAGGGGCCCCGTATTGACCTGAAGGTAGAACGGGCCCCGATACCGGAAGCTAAAGTCGTTCGCCGCGGGGTACTGCCAGTTCCCCACGTCGGCCACGATGGCGTAGTTCCCCGACACGGGTTCCAGCGGGACGAAGGCCTGCCCGAAGGTGATGTCGCCGTTCGCGTCGGTCGTGGTGTCTACCTGCACCTTTCCCACCGAGTCGACCATCTTGACCGGGACGCCCGAGATCGGGTCCCCCGTGTCGTCGTTCGCGACCATCGTGTGAAAGCCCCAGCACTCGAAGTGCTGTAGTCCCTGGGAGAGCTGGAGCGCGTTCTGCGCGAAGTTGTACTTACGAAACTCTGGCGTGATCCAGGTCGGCTCGACGATGAACCAGCTGCTGGGATTGGTGGGGCTCTTGATCTGGGAAGCGTTGGGGGACGTGCTAGGGGCAGCGAGGAACTCAACCCGGACGATACGCGTCGCGCTCGCCGCACTGTTTACGAGCGACGGCCAGAGGGTGCCGGAGGAGGAGATGCGGTGCCCCAGCGAGTCAACGACGAAGATGGAGTTGATCGGGTTCTGGTTCCCCACGTTGAGGTGGGTGTTCCGGATCCAGGTCTTGAAGGCCCGGTTGGTCGCGACCCCAGCTCCCGCGGAGTTGTTGAGCACGAACCGGTTCCCCACGGCTTCGTTGTCCACCGCGGTCGAGTCGAAGGGAATCAGCGCGAAGCTCGTGGCCTGAATCGAGCAACCGTGGATCTGGATGTCTCCCTGGAGGGCGCAGCCCCCAGCCTTGAAGATCGAGAGGCCGCTCACCCCATACCGCCCGTCCCCGGTCCCGATCACCGTCCCGATCCTCCAACGCACTCCAGGAATGTTCGGCACGGCTGTGGTGATCTGCCCCGCGGTGAAGTATAGGGCCTCGCCGATCGTGGACTGGAACGTGGTCTGCTTGACGTTGACCCCGGAATTGTTCCCAGCGCGAAGGCTCTTCGTGGTCTGGTAGACACTCCCCACGGGGTTCGTGAGAAAGCCGATCCAGGGAGAGCCAACGGCAAGACCGCCCGGGAGGGTATGGGGCTGCGGGTTCCCGGGGGTCCCGGTGTGCCCGCCCGTCGGGTCCTCATCGTCATTCCAGTAGAGGGTCGTTGCCCCGTCGTAGTAGTACCCCACGCGGCCTCCTCCTAGGGGAGGGGCTTCCACCCGTCCGCTCTGGCCACGATGCCCGCGATCAGCGCATCGAAGACGGGCACGACCGCCGCCTGCTTCTGAGCGGCCGTGATGGTGAACTTGATGAGCCCGTCGGGATCGAGCGTGATCTCCTCGTCCTGACCGAGTCCGGCGAGGAACCGGTCCGCCAGGTTCCGCGCCTTCACCGCGTCCGCGATGAGCTGGTTCAGCTGCTGGTAGATCTGGAGCCGTGTCGCCATGGATCAGGCCCGCCCCCATCGGGGCGGGCCCTTCCTCCCTAGATGCACTTGATGACGACCCAGTAGTTCTTCGCAGCCACGATCGTGCCCGTGGTCACGACCCCCGCGGCCGTCCAGGACGCGAGCGCGACGTTTCCCGCCTGGGTGAGGACGTCCTGCTGGACCGTGTATCCGCCGACGACGGCCGTACAGCCGTTCGCGGCGAGCGTCCCGAAGTACGTCGCGAACGTCACCGTTCCCGCCGTCTCGGCGCCGCCCGTCGTCACCTCGCACACGAAGGTCTTCTCGAGCGGGTAGAGGCCGCCCGGGATCGCCGCCCCGCCGGAGCGCGAGGTCTGTCCACCCGTCTTCGCAGCAATCTCAGCCATTTACAGCTCCTCCCTCTTCAGAACGATCCTCGTGCCGTTTCGGTAGAGGATCTTCTCCTTGCGAACTCCCCCGCGTCGCGTCTTCGAGAATCCGTTGACGCGGATCATGGACTTCGTTGCCGCGACCCCGTATCCCTGGCCGCGGAGGTAGTCCTCACGATCCGCCCGGATCTCCGTTCTTCGGCCGAGCGGATCGCTGATAACGACGCTTCCGTGGCGCTTCCACTCCGTCGCCTGCTCGTGCAGGTTCTGCTGCGCCTGCTCCTTGAAGAGGCCCCGCGCCGCCTGGACGTCCTTTCCCGTGTACGTTCTTACGTACTCCTCGACCTCCTCGACGCCCTCGGTGACCACCGTCGTCTCCTGGCTGGACGGGTTCAACGTCTTCACCACCTTGGGCTTGAGCACTTTCTTCCGCTCTTCGATGATCGGCACTTTCCCTCTCCCTTACGAGCTGCGCGTACATGGGCCCCAGGTTCTCGACCTCCCGATCCCATTTCTTTCGGACGAGGACTTCCTTCCCGTTCCGGACCTCGGTCACGAGTCCCTCGGCAGGGACCGACGTGCGATCCAGCACGAGCTCGTAGCCCTCGGCTCGGTAGCTGTTCGGTGTCGCCGGGAGGCCGTCCTGACCGGTGGCGTAGTAGAACCGGTGGCAGTCGATGTCGTAGATCCTTCCCGAAGACGGGTTTCGGACCAGCACCTTGAACGGTCCCGGGTGGAGTCCTGCCCTCAGGTACGGGCATCCCGGACCCGCCGGGCATCCTCGGTTCTTCTCCGAGGGGAGGGAGCAGGTGTTATGGAACACCTGGCCCACCCGCAGGAACTCGGGTGGCACGGGAATGACGCCGTAGCTCGTGTAGAAGGGGTAGATCTCCAGGGTGCTCTTGTCGTACTGGGCGAGCCCCTCCGGGTGCGCCACGCACGGGAAGAACCCCGTTTCCCTCGGCCCTCCTACGGGTGCGTTGGGATCGATGTTCTCTGCCAGTCGAACGAGCGGATTGTCTTCCATAGGTTCCCCCGAATCGGGGGGCCCCGGACACGTGCCGGGGCCCCCGTCTGTCTAGTTCGTCGCCACCGTGTGGAGGCGGCCCAGCGTCGTGTGCATCGCCTTCACCACGTACATGTGGGAAGCGAGGACCTTCGTGTGGAGGTCCTCCCGCTGCACCTCGACCTTCGGCCGGTTCTTCCGAACGATGGTCACCCACTTCCTCGCGAAGAGGAGGTTCTGGGACGCCGTGGCCGTCGCACCCGCGCCCGTGCAGCCGACGCTCGCCGAGAAGATCGCGCGCACGCCGAGCACGGTGTCGAACGTACCGGTCTTGGCAGGGCTGTTGTTCTCCCCGCGCACCTGAGCGGAGATCACGTTGGGCGTGTTGAACCAGTCGTCCCACGTGTGGATGTGGTACGCCGCGGTCATGTCGGAGAGCTGGACCTTGTCTCCGCCCGTGGCCTGGAGTCCCATCACGCACGCCGCGAAGTTCGCGAACGTCCACACGCCCGCATCGGCCGTCGTCCCGCCCGTCGAAGCCGAGAGCCCGTAGATGTCGAGGTCCACCTTCTGGTAGAGGGACTCGGCCATGGTGGGCGAGTAGATCTGCACGGTGTCCTTGATGCTGGTCAGGAGGACGTCCTCCTGGATGATCATTCCCGTGTAGACGATGATCGGAGTCGCCTGCACGACCGTCGTCGCGGACGGATCCACGTACGTCACGGTCGGGTAGCTCGTCTTCACATTCGCTGCCGGGAGGGCCGGAACGATCGCCAGATTGATCGTCTTTCCCGGCCCGAAGTAGCGGCTTCCCTGGTCCCACACGAACCGACCGACGCCGCGAACGGGGTTCGACGCGTACTCGATCTCGGTGGCCCAGATCTGCGGGACGACGTCTCCCGCGATGGTGAGATTCACAGACATTCGTTACTCTCCTGCTTGCTCCATGGCATGAAGCTGGGCGTAGGTCATGTTCGCCACGGGATGCGCGAAGAGCCTTGCCCGCCTCTGCTCGAGCGTTTCTCCCGGAGGCCCTTCTCCAGGGCCCAGAGGCGGTCCCGGCGCAGCGCGCGGGACCCGTACCGGGGGTGGCGGTTCGGACCTGGGAGGACTCGTGGGCCGGTGTCCCGGGGCCGGTCGGGCATCCTGCACCCGGCGCGGCACCCCGTAGGACGCGATGCGGTACGCGGCCTCCATCTTGTCCTCCATGGACATGCCCGGTCGGTCCGAGAGCCCGTAGTACTCGATCACGCGCGCGAGCGTTCGTCCGTCCACGACGGGGAGGTTCTGCGCCTCCTTCTCCGCCATCATGGCCTCGTGAATGGACCAGTACTGCTCGGCGAGCATGTCGTCTTGCAGGGCTTCTCGCTGGCTCTCCTCCATGGTCGCGAGGCGCTGGTTGAGCGCGTCGATCATGTCGAGCTTTCCGAGCCGGTCCGCGGTCCAGTTCCAGAACGCGACCGGGTCTTCCTCGACCTTGGGCCGCGATGCAGGCGGTGCCGCGGGTGGGTTCCGTTCGAGCTCCCGCTCTCGTGCGGCGAGCTCGGCTTCGCGACGCGCGAGTTCGCGGTCCCGAATGCGGAGGTCTCCGTACACACGAGAGTGGTCGAGCCCGGTTTGGAGAACCCGAACGATGTCTTCCTCCCGCCGTCCGAACCGCGCAGCCAGGTCCTGCACCGTAGTGCGCGGGACTTGGTATTGCTCGGTCTCGACCCGGAGATCGAGGAGGTCTTCGACGGGCTCCTGGGCCGCGTCGGGCGGTGCGGGGGCCGGAGCGGTTGGCTCGGCACCCGGATCAGGAACTTGTCCGCCCAGTGGATCGGGTAGGGACGTGTGCTCTCCAGACATGAAGCTTCCCCCTTAACCTTGGTAGTTGTTGGTCTCGGCTCCGTCGGCCGTGTCGCGATCGACTTGAGCCTCGGCGTAGAGCCTCGCGTTCCACCAGGTGTCGAGCTCTTGGGGATGAGGGGGCATGGAGCCGTCCTTCGTCCCGGAGGCCGAGCTGGTAAGGGGCGCGGGTTCCGCCTTCGCCCTCTCGGGCGTGTCTCCCCCCGGGCCATGCGTCTCGAGCGTTTCGCCCGTCGTCACGGCCGGGATGTCGTAGAAGCTGTTCACGTAGGGCTCGAGTTCCTTCATCGGTTCGCCTCGTTGATCGGCTGGACCCCGAGTCCGATGGGAATGACGGTCGGGGTGTTCCCGACGGGAGCGGAGTCCCAGGAGAGCTCTGCCTGACCTGGGTTCTGGTCCTGCGGGAGCTGGGCCCCGGGGCTCTGGGTGGCGAGCTGTCCCCCTGTGCCCTGGTAATCGCAGGGGGCGGGTGCGCTGTACTGGTTCACTTGGTAGTTCACTTCTGTGCCCTCCGGATCATCGATTCGATGTCGTCCATCGTGGGAGAGGCGAACTGTCCTCCGCCCACTCCCTTCGGCCTCGTGGAGTCCGCGGCGGTCTTCACGAACTTCCCGATGGTGGGTTTCCCGCGTGCGGCTCCTCCCCCGGTCTTCTGGGCGAGGGCCTTGGCGCTCGGCTTCGCCTTACTCGGCTTTCGGAATCCCGCGGCGATACGGGCGAAGAGGTTCGATCCTTTCTTCTGCTTACTGGCGGCGTACGCCACGTCTCTCCTCCAGTCTCCGGAGTTGTTCTTCCGGCCCCGGGAGCGGGGGGTTGAGGGGTTTCCCGCGGTAGGTGGGCTTCCTCGTCATGAGATCGAACTGAGAGGCGAGGCCCTCCTGGACTGCGGGCTCGGAGAGGAGGGCGTATCCCATCGCCGCGAGGGGATTCGTGTCCGCGATCCCTCCCAGGAGCATGATCTTCCTCAGAGTGTCCTTCTCTCCTTCGGGCTGGGGCCTCGGCACTCCAGCGGGGCGCGCACCCTGGGTCTGGGTCTCCTCGGGCTCTCCACCGCCCGGAACGTATCGAGCGGCGCGCTCTCCCAGCTGGGACGCGATCTTCAGTCCCTCTCCGCCCATGAGCCCGCCCGACTCCGGGGGGGTTCTCTGGAGGGACTGGATCTTCTTCTGGAGCGCCTTGACCGAGAGCTCTACCTTCTTCATCTCGGCGGCGAAGAGTCGCGCGGCCTCCTCGGCGGTCGCTCCCTTCGCCATCGCGTGCTCGAGGAAGTTCTGCTTCCCGTCGTTCAGGTACACGTAGTAGTCGGTCAGCTGGCTCATGTCGCGTTCTATGGCGCGCCTCTGCCGAAGCGCGCGTTCATAGGAAATCTCCCGCCCTCTGCGGTAGTCCTCTCCGTAGGACGGGCGCTTCCCCGCGGCGAATCCCGTCTGGGGTCCGAGCGGAGGGGTGCCCGGCGGGAGGTCACCGGGGCGGCCCGCGCGCCTTGTCGCCCGATTGAAATTGGCCTTCGAGTCCTCGTAGAGCTGAACGAGGCGGTCGTACTGCTGCCTCATTTCGGGCGGGAGCTTCTGGTAGTCGAAGTTCCCTCTCGTCCTCTTCACGACCTCCACGTAGTCGCGGATCGCGTCCGTGGCCTTCTCGAAGTTCGCCCTCGCAGCCGAGGTGTTCATGGCGCGAACCGCCTCGGGAACCGCCTGCTGGGCGTCCGCGACCTGCTTCTCGGCCCACTGGACGGTCTCCTCGAGGGACATATCCTGTGGGGACTTGGGGGGGCCGAGTCCCTCCGCGCGCATCGCCTCCTGGTAGTCGGCGAGGGACTTCTCGTAGAAGGTGTTCCGCCGGTACCACTCGTCGTAGCCGATCCGATCGAGGTCCGCGGGCTTCCAGTCCTCTCCGTAGCGGCGCCGGGCGATCTCCTTGAAGGACTCCATGGAGTCCTCGGCCTTCTGAAGCCGCTTGGCTGCGTCCACCGCGCGGAGGCCCAGAACGGTTCTCCGAGGAGGGGCCGTCTCTGCGGAGACGAGTTTCTCTCCCTGGAGCTTCATGCCCGGGGCCTCGGAGAGCTGCTTCTGTAGGTCTCCCAGGGGATCGAGTTGCTCCTCGAGACGGATTCGTTGGAGCTGTTCGCTTGCGGTCTGGGCGGCGCTTCTCCATGCGGCGGCGCCTTCCTTCTGTCCGAATGCGGCGAGCCATTTCTCCCGGTTATCGAGCACGACCTCGAGGTCGTGCTCCGCGCGCGCGAGCGCTTCCGAGCGCGTGCCGAACCGGCCGTACTTCATGGCCTTGGCGATCTTCTCGGGGAGTCCTTCGGGAACGATGGACACGGGCTATCCTCCCCCGTACGCGGACATGGCGCGTTCGGAGTTGAGCCGGTGGGAGACCCGGTTCGCGGGCCCTCCGTTCCGTCCCGGCTGCGCCGTCGGGGGGTTACCGGACTCGCCGTTGGGAGACGAAGGGCCCTCGGACTGGGGCGGCGCCGTGGCGTTCAGGTAGGCGACGCGCTGCTGGATCTCCCGCGCGGTGGACCAGTCGAGGCCGTAGGCGACGAGTGCGACATCGAGGAAGGGCTGGATGAGCGGGTTGACGAGCCCTCCGCTCGCGATGAGTCCCGCGAGGTTCTGTCCCATGAGCGCGTCCCGTTCGATGTCGTCGGGGTTGGCAGTGACCTCGATCCCGACGATCGGCGGGAGCTCCGAGACGTTCATCCGAATGGACTCGTAGTTCCCGAGGTAGTCGGGAACGGGAACGGGCTGCTCCTGGTTGTAGTGCTGCACTTCCATCTGCCAGAGGATGCGGAGGAAGTCCGATCGAGACTGATTGAGCCGTCTCATGTGCTGGCCGAGCCGGGTGGAGGCGGCGGCCTGCCGTGCTCTCACCTCGACTCCGGAGGTGGGGGAGGAGGGCGACACCCCGGTCGACACGTCCGTCACTCCGCCCACTCTCTGGAAGTCCTGGAGGATGATGGCGTCCAGGATCTGGTGCATGATGACGTCGTACCCGCTCGGGTGGACCCAGTGGGCGAGCCCGGAGCAGTGGGTCGGAACGGGTACAATTTGTCCGGGGATGGCGCCTAGGTTCGTATAGGCCTCGGCGTCTGCCGGGTATTCGAACGGGCCGTTCCCGGCGAGCCGGAGGTAGTCGATGGCCATGGCCACGATGCGGTTCGCGGCGCGTTGGCTGCTCCTGAGGAGCGCCACGTCTCCGTATCCCCAGAAGCGGCGCGGGATGCGGTAGTGGTTGTACTCGATGAACGGGAAGACCTCTTCGATCCGTTCTGGGTTGGGACCGTCGTAGAGCATGACGTTCCCGCACTTGACGAGGAGCCGTCCGAAGGGGTAGAGGCGCCGCGGCGGGGACGGGACGTTTTCCGACACTTCGGGGAGGGCCACTTCCTGGAGTGCGGCGGAGCCGCAATCGGGGCAGGCCCGGTACGATCCTCCCGCGGGATCGATCATCATGGGGGTCTCGGAGTGCTCGAACGTGGACCCGCACGCGATGCACTGGATCCCGACTCCCGCGGGTCGAATGACCTTCTTCTCGATGTCTTCGACGAGGGTTTCGTCCTTGACCCAGACCCAGCCGACGCGCGCCTTTCGCGCCGTGACGGCTCCCTCTCTCGAGAACGTGAACTCTCCCGCGCTCGTGACGAGCGGTAGCTCGCTATCTCGGAGCGTCCATCCGTCTCGTCCTGCGCCGAGTTGCGCGACGGTGTAGGACGCGTCGGCCGTTACGAGGTCGGCCTTCTCGGGGAACGCAGCGCGGATATCGCTGATATCCATGACGGGTTCCCACACGACGAAGCGGCATTCGGAGAGGCGGGACGCGGAGGGATCGTGGTAGAAGCTTGTGGGGTCAACGGACTCGGCGAAGATCTTGGTCGACTGGGTGAGCTTGTCGTACTGGGATCGGAGCATGATGAGGCCCTTTCCCAGCACGGCTCCGTCGAGGAACATGTCTTCGAAGAGTTCGTTCCATCGGAGCCTTCGGGCCTCGGCCCGAACGGCGAAGCCGATCCTCACTCGATCGACGAAGGAGAGCGCTCCGTTCGGGTCCGACACGTGGACGCTCGGCTCGGGATCGAGGATGACGGCGGCCTTGTGATCGATGGTGGCGAAGAGCCAGTTTCGCACCCCCTGGTTTCTCCATCCGAACTGGAGCACAGCCCGGTAGTTTTCGGGGGTGGGGTAGTGGTTCTCTCCCAGGAAGAAGCGGTAGTCTTCCTGGAAGGTCTGGGTTTTCGGAAGGGAGGCGGCTCGTGCGGCTTCGATGAGGGAGCTTGCGAGCTCCCAGCTGAAGCGGTCCTGCGGAGGCCCTGAGAGCGGTGAATCGATGGAGCTCGGGCCTACAGCTCCTTCGGCGATGACGTCAGCCACCCCACCTCCACCCCACCCCGCGTCACGGAAACCTCGTACCTTAAGTATCCCCCGTCTCTTACCTAGTCAAGTCTTTTCACCAGGAGTCGATGCCTTGGCCTTGGTATTTGGGCTGGTAGTAGCTCCAGGGCTTGTACGTGGGCGGGGGCGAGACCCCGAGCACGTAGAGGAGGATTCCCGCGGCGAAGATGTGGTCGTCGTGGGTGCCGTACTGGGCCTCGGGCTTCAGGTCCGAGTTCCGGCGAATGAACGTGCGCATTTCCCGGACCAGTCTCTCGGAGGGGATCCACTTCTCCTCCCGAAGGAGCTTGGTGAGGACGTCCAAGACGGGCTGTCGGGTCTTCTCGTGAGTCCGGAAGCCGAACTCGTTGATGGGCTTACGATCGATCGAGTCCCACTTCTGGTTCACGTAGATGTTGGGGTAGCGGCCTCGGAGCTCGGTGATGACGGTGGGCCCGTGTTCCCCGTTCACTTCGACGACGAGTTGGGCCTTTCCGTAGAGCTGGCCCAGGGGGATGAGGTGTCGGGACGCAACGAGAGCCGGATCCAGCTGGTTACTGACCCAGTACGCGCACTCCGCCAGGTCGTCGATGTCCCAGACGGTAGCGACGAAGTAATCGTGTCCCACGCCGCCCGAGGGGTCGACGCCGATGGCGTAGCGGTGTCCCGAGAGGTAGGGGCGGATGACGTGGAGCTCTCCGACGTCGGAGGGGACGAGTTTCCAGGGCTGGATGGGGTCTTGGGTCCAGCTGATTCTGAATCGTTCGTATCGTTCGCAGCGAGCCATGGTGGAGTCGACGAGGCGGGGGGAGAAGAAGGGCTTCCCTCCCATGTGGGTGTACTGGCCGAGGACTCGGGCCTGTCGTTCGTACTCGTCGTAGCCCGCTTCGATCGTTTCGACTTCTTCGGCACTGAGGAATCCTCCCTTCTCCTTGAGGCAGTCGTAGAGGGTGAAGCTGAAGGTCTCCACGCCCCGGAGCCGCTTTGGGCTGTGCTTGTTCCAGAGGTAGTCGTAGCTCCAGGAGAGGCCCTGGAGCGGGGTGAAGGTCATGAAGATCTGGAGCGGGATGCCCGGGGTCCTTCGGGCGTAGACCTCTCGGAAGACCCTGTGTCCCCTATCCCCGACGGGTTCCTCATCGAACCAGGCGGCGACGATCCCTTCTCCCTGGAACTTCTCGGGCTCGGAGTCGACGGACTTGAACCAGATCTCGGATCCCCAGGGCTTGGGGAGGACCACCCGGTTCTCGAGCACCTTGTACCGGTATCCCGGGGGGAGCATGGAGAAGAGGCGCCGTCTCATGACCGAGCCCAGGTTCTGGTGGTCGAGCGAGATGGCCCAGGTGATGTTCGGAGTGGGGAAGCGTTCCTTCCGAATGGGGTGGTAGCCTGTCGCGATGGAGATGAGCTCGAAGGCTCCGGCGGTCGTTTTCCCGCCTCGGTTCGGCCCTGCGAGGACTCGGATGGGGGCGCTGCTCTTGTGGAAGGTCTCGATGGGAGAGATGGGCACGTAGTAGCGCCAGGGGCGCTTCTTACGGGCTTCGTCGAGACGCTGGAGGACTTGTCGTGCGGCTTCTAGGTCTTTACGGGCAATGTCCCCCCACTCAGTCTTCGGGTCCTCCATCCTCCGCCTCCACCTCCACCGCCCCGGACCTTAGGAGACGTCGAGCGAGCTGGCCTGTGCGGGCGAGTCGTTCGAGCTCCTGATAGATCGCTTCGTCTTCCCGGATGGACTCTTCGTTGTTGATGGTGATCTGGTTCCCTTGGATCAGGTTGAAGGTGTGTCCGGCACCTCCAGCGGATTCTCCTTGGGCATGTTCTCGAATGAATCGGGCGGCGAGGGTGTCCTGGCACTCGACGGCTCGTTTGTACTGGGCGTAGAGGACTTCGGGGAGCATGGCTTCGGCGACGTGTCGGAGAACGTCGTCGTAGACGCGTCGGTATCGGGGGGTTCGGAGAACGGCTCGGACTCTGGCGGGGGACACTCCCAGTCGAGCGGATAGCTCAGTGAGGGACCTGGGGAGGTCGTCTCTTCTCCCTCGTTCGGAGGCCGGGATGGCGTTCCAGACCGCGATCGCCTCCAGACGGTCATCCGTGATACGGCCTTGGAGAACGCCGGACTCTCCTGGTTCTCTTCGTTCAATGAGGGGTCCTTGGCTCATGTGTTGCCCCGAGTGGGGGCCCGGGTATAGGGCTCGGCTTCAGAACTTCGAGGCCCGACAGGTACGTTGCCGGGTCCTAGGGACCCGGGCCCCCGACGCGAAACTGGGTTAAGGATGCGCTGGAATGCCTTCCAGGTCCATGGCTTCTTGAGGGGTGAGGGCGTTCCCGTCGTCTGGAACGCCTTTCTGGGCTCTCTTGTCGAGCTCGGCGTCGATGGCTTGGTTCACCTTCGCGAGGACCCGGTCCGCCTGTTCCTGGGCCTTCTTGATGTTCCGTTCCCGTTCCTCGTCTGAGATCTCCCGGGGTCTCTCGCCGAGTCCGGGGCCGTCCCTCATGACCTTGAGGAGTTCCTGTACCTGCGGGCTGGCCTGCGGAGGGAGTGGCCCTGCGGGGGCTCGGGAGGCCATGGAGGAGAGGAGTCCTCCCATGATGTGGAGCATGGAGTCGACCTTCCCGCAGAGGGCGTCGACCCGGGCTACGAGCTGTGCGTTCGACGTGCGCCGCTTCACGGGGTCTCCCCGGTGTTGACCTGGGTCACCGTGCCGGTCCCGCAGTAGATGGGGTAGTAGAGGTACCCTGGAGGGTACCATCCAAACGGGTAGGGATAAGGGTAGAGCTGGTGCGGGGGGCAGGCCGCGGCGGAGGCGCGCAGCTTCTCGAGCTCTTCCTTGAGCTTTGAGATCTCGGCTCTCAGCTCTCCCTCGTTGGCCTTTCTCACCCCCGCTTCCAGTGCGACCTCCTCACGAGCGAGGTTCTTCGCCTCGTCGAGGATGTCTCTGGCAATGGAGGCCTGGGTGTGACCGAGGTCCTCGAATCGACTCATTGCTTCCTCCCTAGATGGACGCGTCCTCTTCGATGATTCCTCGTTCCCGATTGGCTCTCCACCGGAAGGCGGTGGCAAGTCGAACTCGCTCCCGGCGAGCCACGGATCGTTCAAGAGCTCTTCGCTTCTCGAGTTCCTTGGCTCGGGCTCGTTCTCGGGCCATTCGCTTGTATTCATCCCGGTACATCCTCCAGAGCCACCCGGGTTTTATGTCGAGCTCTGCGGCGGAGCTCTTTTCGTTCTTCGAAGAAGGAGGCGAACCCGCGCTTCCAGGGCTTGAGCTCGCAGTCGGCTCCCCACCGCTCTGCCCTCTTACGGATGATCTTGCCCCGGCCTCGAGGTACCTTCGGGCGGTGCGACCGTGCCTCTTCTCTCGCTGTCTTTCCTTCGAGGTCGGACCAAAGAGACTGTGCAGTGGAAGAGCTTTCCCTAATCGAGGCGAGGTACAGGAGCCCATATCGAATCACGTCCTCCGTGGCCCTCCCCACCATGAGGAGGCCGTTCGGCGTCCGGGGATAGAGTACCGCGGCCATTCGCAGTATCAAGTCCCATTCCTCCGGAGTGAGCGCTACCCGAGCGTTTCGAAGGACCGTCCCGAGCCTCGGCTCAACCTGCCTCAGTGGGGTCCGGCGCTTCCCCCGAAGGCTCTCCCGATACCTTTCGTGGTCCCTGTACCGCGTCCACGTAGACACGCTCAACCTCCTCAGCACCAACACGTTCCACCCACTCCCGTAGCTGATGCACCGCGAAGCGAAACATGGTGGCCCGACTGACCCTATACCCAAGCGGCACAGCAAGTTGTGAACTCAGTAAGTCGAGAAATTCGACGTCAGAAATGGGTAACGACGCTGTCACCAACGCCTTACCCGTCGCAGCATGATACCCTACCTGAGACCGGAGCCGTGTCTCCCTCATCCATCACCTCTTAGAAGAAAGTTCTTGACAGACAACCCGTTTTGACCGACAATCTCCTTAGCCCTTCAAAGCCGTAGCGATAGCGGAGGCGTGAAGGGACACTGGGGTGCAGGGGCCCCAGTGCCGATAAGATCTGTACATCCCCCACCAAAGCCTCTCCCCCGCACTCAACCGACAGACCACCCGCGCACCCCCCTCTCACTCTCCAACCAGGCTCGATCTCAATAGAGATCGTAAACTACAACAGATCAAGATACCAGTCTAGCTCTGCCTATCGGTAGAGTGGCAAACAAATAGAACCGAGGCCGGTACCCCCTACCCCGGGGGGTTAATGCAAAGTAGGCGTTGAGGTTACCAAGATCATCGTCTAAGACGAACCCCTTGGTGGTTGACCAGTCAGCCCAGGCAGCCTCGAGCAGGGTTGAGACCCCCACCCTAGAGAGCCCATCCCAACCCAACGGCGTCCGCGGCGGTGGCTCGCGCATCGCTCGGCCACGATGTTGCTGTGTCCTTCGCTCTGCAAGACGCTCGCCAATTTGAGAGAGCGGCCGCCTCCCATCCCCAGACCGAATGACGCCGATCGTTGGTGACGGCGTGCATTTCGTTCTCTCTCTTTCCCCGCCCCGAGAGAGAGGATTGACGAACAGGGGCGAACGCACCAGGAGGAGCCATGTTAGACATCGCGGTGATCCAGAACAACGTGCAGTCGATCGCAGGGATGCTTCAGAACTCGTTCACGCAGTTGCGGGACATGGAGAAGGACCTCACGGCCTGCATCGCGCACATCGACGCGGGCGGCGTCCCGCCGACCACGCCCCAGTTGCGGGAGACCATGGAGAAGTGGCTCCGGCAGATCGCGCTGGTCAGGGGAACAACCACCGCCGCCACGAACAGGCTCACCAAGAGCCGGAACGACCTCCAGCCGCACCTGGCCGAGCAGATCAAGGCCAGCGGCGTGAAGAACCCGTTCCAGAGGGCGCTCGGCGTGGAAGAGACCACGAAGCCAAGCCCCGAAGAAGCCGCGGAAGCCGAAGAGAAGCGCGAAGCCAGCCACCACCTCACCGAAGTCCCGGAAGCCCACTGGCCGATCGGCAGCCACACCACCAAGGCCTAGCCGACGGCACCTACCAGGTCGAGTACAAGCAGATCTCGGCAGGGTTCACGGTCAAGAACGGAGCCATCAAGACCTGCGCGCCCATCCTGAGGAAACGCATGGACTTCTGGCTCACCATCGCAAGGAGAATCGCATGAAGACCATCGTCAGCGGCTCGAGAGACATCGTGGACATCAACCTCATCACCCAGGCCATCCAGGAAGCATCGAACCACTTCACCATCACCGAGGTCATCACCGGAGGAAGCGCCGGGGTCGACACAATCGCAGCCATGCTCGCCACCCAGAACGGCATCCCGGTCACCCAGTTCGTCCCCAACTGGAACGAGATGATCCCCCTCCCGGACGGCTCCAGCCAGCCCATCGGGAAGCGCGCCGGGCCGGAACGCCACAGGAAGATGGCCGAAGCAGCAGAGGCCGCGGTCATCGTCTGGAAGGGACAGAGCGACGGAACGCAGAACCTCATCAACGCCCTCGTCCCGAAGCAGATCCCCATGATCATCGTCGACGCCGAATCGGGCAAGGCGACCCACTTCAACATGGAGAAGGTCGCCTAGAGCAAGGAGGGGCACGGAAGCCCCACCATTTCCACCCCCGAACGACGCCTAGACAAGGAGAAAGCCCATGGCAAGAGTCCTCGTATTCGGGTCAAGGTCCTGGGACGACTGGAACGAGACGTTCAGGATCCTCAAGAACGAACTCCACCCGGGCGACACGATCATCCACGGAGCAGCCAAGGGCGCAGACACCCAGGCAGCCACCGTCGCCTCCATCATGGGCTACAAGACCGAAGCCTTCCCAGCCGACTGGAAGTTCCACGGCAGAGCCGCTGGCCCCATCAGGAACCAGCAGATGCTCGACGCTGGCATCGATCGAGCCATCGGCCTCCAAACCGACGGCCCAGGCTCAAAGGACATGCTGAAGAGGCTCAGGAAGGCAGGCACCCAGGTCAAGATCTACCCCTAGACGGAACACGGAGGAACCAATGTGCGGAAGAAGGCCCGTACCACCTCCAAAGGTAAGGCCAGACGCGTGGGATGATTGGGGAGGATCCCTCCCCGGAAGATTCCCACTCGGCCTCGACTATAACT